GGGCTTTAAGTTCTCTGGTGTATTTGACAGCGCAGTTGAGTACCAAGTCGGCGACGGCGTTACCCACGGCGGTAAGGTATATGTCGCGGTTATTGATACTCTAGGTAACACCCCACCTAATGCCACTTACTGGTCTCAGTTTGTTGATGGCATTCAGTGGGAAGGCACCTATGACAATACTGCTGCTTACCAGAAGAATGACCTTGTTTCCTACGGAGGCGGCTCTCTTTACGTAGCTAAAGTTGACACTACCGGCAACTTGCCATCGGACATAACCTACTGGCAGAAGTTCTTAGAGGGCGTGTCAGTACAAAGCATTTATAACGCTTCGACTGTTTATACTGAGAATGATCTTGTCGCGTATGGCGGTAACGTTTATCGAGCGAAAGGTGACACCACTGGCAACGCGCCAAGCAGTCCCACGCACTGGGAGATTTTTGTATCGGGCGTCAGCAACAAAGGCGCTTATGATGCGGTGGTTGCCTACGCGCCGAATGATATTGTCGCTTACGGCGGTAATCTGTATCGAGCGAAGGTTGACACCACTGGCAACGCTCCGAGCAGTACCACGCACTGGGAAGTATTTTCTACTGGCTTTAATCCGCTGGGGACATACGACGCCGCTACTGCTTATGCTTTAAACGACGTTGTCGGTTATGGCGGGGGCTTGTATAGAGCGCTTGCCGATACCACTGGTAACGTCCCTACCGACACGAGCAAATGGCAGATATTCCAAGACGGTATGAACGCACGCGGTGCGTGGTCTAGCGCGAGTTCTTACTATCCTGGCGATGTTGTTAGCTACGGCGGTAATACTTTTCGAGCATTGTTAGCTCATGCTTCCACTAATTTTGATACTGATCTTGCCAACGGTGAATGGATTAAATTCAACGGCGGTGTTGCTTGGAGAGGTGGTTGGAGTTCTGCTGTTGATTACTTAACTGACGATATTGTCAGGGACAGCGTCGGCACAGTTTACATTGCTAATTCAACCCACACCTCTAGCAGCGACTTTGCAAACGATAAAGATGTAGATAACCGTTGGACGTTGTTTGTCGCTGGCGGTTCAAACGTTCTGCCTGCTATTCAATCAGGCGATGCGGCCAAGTCACTTTCGATTGCTGGCGATGGCTCTACATTAGAGTGGGCCTCTGATAGCTCTGCTAATGTTCTTTACGTGGCTTCGCACGGGCAAGATGCCGCAGCATATGGTTCTAGCATTGCATACCCATATGCATCTATTAAGTATGCGTGTGCGCAAGTTCCCTCTAATACAAAAGCAACTATCTATGTAAAGAATGGTACATACGATGAGCAATTGCCAATCGTAGTTCCTGCCAACGTAGCGATTGTGGGCGACAGCCAACGAACAACAATTGTTCAGCCAGCCTCAGGTAATTCTGACGACGGCTCGACACTAAATAACGAAGCAACCATGTGGTTGCTATCCGATGGTTCGTTGCTTAACAAGATGACCTTCAAGGGTATGACGGGTTGGACAACGGGATCTACTGCGGAAGACATCACTACGTCTACTGCGAAAGGTGTGTTCTGTGCTTTAAACCCCTCATCTGCAATCGCGGTTAAGTCGCCTTATGTCATTGAGTGCTCGGCGATAGGACAAAATGCAATCGGTGCGATTGTAGATGGATCAGTGCATTCGACCGGTAACAAGTCGATGTTGTTCCACGGCTACACCATCATTGCTGATAACGGTGTGGGCTTCTGGATTAAGGACGCCGGTAAAGCCGAGATCGTCTCGTGTTTTACTTACTACTGTTACTTCGGTTATGCCACAACGGGCGGCGGTTTTATTCGCGCTTTGAATGGTAATAACTCTTACGGTACGTGGGGCGCAGTATCAAGCGGCTACGACACCAACGAAACTTACATTTCTGGCACAATTCTCGGGCAAGAGCTTAATTTCACACTTGTTTCGGGAGCTCCAGTTGAGGGTGAAACAGTTACGGATGATGTTACTGGTGGCACCGCCACAGTCACTAACGTCCAGTTGACTGCTAACAAGGTCTACGTAAAAGACGTTACTGGCACCTTCGGTGTGACTAACGGAGTTACTTTCGGAACCTCTAATGCCACGGGAACAGTGAGCGGCGGTGGCTTGGAAGATCAATCTGGTTTCGTCTTAATAATGGACGGGTTCGATGGTTTACCAAAACCAGGAATGAGTCTTTCGATTGCTGGCGATTCTATCTCCTACGTTATTCAATCAGTAAGCGGTACATATACAGACGCTACGAGCGAGCTGGTCATTGTACTTGCCCAAGAGAAAGTTGCCGCGTCGGCTGATAATGCAGCGGTACATCTACGTAAGGACTACTCGCAGATTCGGTTAACGGGCCATGACTTCCTGAACATTGGTACTGGCGGGATAACGACTACTAATTATCCTGGCACTCCATCACAGCCACCGGCTCAAGGTAACGAGACGAATGAAACGTTTCCTGGGCGTGTGTACTACGTGTCTACGGACCAAGATGGAAACTTCCGTGTCGGTGAGTACTTCCGAATCGACCAAGCAACGGGTAGGGCGACACTTAATGCCAGTGCGTTTGATCTGGCTGGTCTTACATCGTTACGACTTGGCTCTATTGGCGCACAGCTCGGCGAGACTATTAACGAGTTTTCCGCCGATGCCACTCTATCAGGTGGTAGTAACTCTGCGGTACCTACTGAGTATGCAGTAAAGACTTATGTCGATACGGCAGCGTCAGGAGCACAATCTGCAGCTACAACCGCAGCTAACGCTTACACAGATACACAGCTCGGTAACGTCTCATCAACAGACATTCCGTTCATAGCATCGATCTCTGCAGATGAGACGGTGCCATCAAATTCCATGCGTTTCTCGATGGACACGTTCACCGTTGACAGCGGTGTCACTTATACGATCCCCACCGGATCTTATCACTTCGTACTTAATCCGAACGGCTTTGCGCTGTTTCAATAAATAGGACTTAAATTATGTCTAAGATAGTTGTGGATCAAATCCAAAAATCCGGTGGGGTTGCTCTTACTCTGCCAACTTCAGACGGTACTACTGGTCAAAATCTAGTAACCGACGGCTCGGGGGCGTTGAGCTTCGCGGCAGCAGCGCAGGTCGCGCAGATATCTAAATACAGCAAAGCCTTCACGGTTACTGGCAGTTCCTACGCTGCCTCTAACAAGATCATGTGGACTGATGTGTTAAGTGGCGTATCAATCGACGACATTTTGATCGTGAAGATAAGCGGTAGAATGAACTCCACGTCTAATTTCAGAACTAGAATAATCGGCGTTGATTCTGGTGGGTCTGCGATTACTAGCGGTTATTTAGGTGCCGGTTACAACGACTACTACGAAGGTAGTAGCGAAACTAACAGCACTACTAATAACAGCAACCAAGGGTGGTTACATTTTCCTGGATACACCACTGCCTATGGCACCAACAGCGACAGCTACGGCAATGGAATGCTGTTCGAGTACGAAGGTTGCCCTCACAAGTATGGCAGCACGGGTGGTCATCACCACAGAATACGGACTACGTACCAACAGGACACAAGCTATACCCATCCTAACTTTTCCGATATGGCTTGGGGCAGCTATGGCAGCAATGCTCCACCCGCTACTTGGCACGGTGTGATGATTTACCCTAATGGTGGATCGTGGGATTCGAACTACAACAATAACGTAGTTACTGTTGAGATCATCACTAAAAACGCCTAATTAGCGGAGGGTTTTTTACTATGACTAAATTAGTAGTAGATGAGCTCGAAACGGGCTCAGTCACCGCCGAAATTAAAATTAAGGGTAGCGGGTTTACTCGCGTTATGGCGGACGGAACTGAAATTCAAGCCTCAGAAGAGAAATTAAGTGAGATTTTTCGGCTACCAACTTCTGTCACTGGGCAGCAGCAATATACGAGTGCGGGAACATATAGTTGGGTTTGCCCTGCTGATTGTTACGACGTAAGTGTTGTTGCTATTGGCGGCGGTGGCGCGGGGCAAGATAACTGGGCTAACCCCGCTGGTGGTGGTGCAGGTCTTGGATGGAAGAATAATATTGGCGTGACACCAGGAACGACCTACACCGTAGTCGTCGGGGCGGGTGCAACTTCCACCACATCTGGAAACTCTGCGCAACTGAAAGGCGGCAATAGCTATTTCAAAAGCTTAACTGAGGTGGCTGGCAAGGGCGGTGGGAACGTAAGTGGGTCCAATTCTTATGCAGATGGGCCAAATAACAACAACAGCTCTGGCGGCGGTTATGTCGGGGATGGTGGCGGTGCTGGTGGTCACGCGCCGAACTATCAAGGCGGAGGAGGAGCTGGCGGCTATGGAGGTCGTGGTGGCAACGGTTACGAGTCGCAATTTCCTGGCTACAGTAGTGATGGCGGCGGTGCTGGCGGCGGCGGTTACTACTCATCGACCTATGGAAGCGGTTCTGGCGGTGGCACAGGGTTAAACGGCGAAGGCCCAATTAATGGCGGTCAACCTTTTTACAACCCATTTTCTGGTTACAACAACACCAACAGCCATGGCAGCGGTGGATCTGGACGCGCTGGTGGCAGTAATGGTCAGTACGGAGAGAACCCTTTCTCTGGAAGCGGCGCAAGTTCATCCAATGTTCAAGGCGGTAATTATGGTGGTGGTGGCGGCGGTCCAGGAACATCTTGGCCAAGCGCATCGGGTAACGGCGGTATAGGTGGCGTCAGAATTATCTGGGGTCCACCAGGATCTCGTTCTTACCCGTCTAACGCGACATAAAGGATTACTCAAATGCAAAAATATTATCTATCTGTGAGTGGCGATGGTGATGTAACAAGTCATCCTATAGCTCGCGAAAATTTAGCTTTATCTTTGGGTGAAATGACGGACGAGCAATACGCTGTTCAAGGCTATCAACCGATTTTAAACAACCCTCCGACTCTTACAGAGGGGCAGAGATATCAGATTGATGGTTGGATTAAAAACGGCGATGGTGGTTATGAATGGAATTATGAGGTCATAGATCTCGACCAAAATTACCTGACTAATCTTCACATTCGGCATCAGCGCGATATGCTCTTACGTGACACAGATTGGTCTGTGTTACCTGACTGCCCTTTGTCGGATGACGACAAAGCTGCCTACACGGCTTATCGTCAGGCACTTAGGGATCTGCCAGCCGCTTACCCAGAAGTAAAAAGTCCCGAAGACTTTACGTGGCCAGCAGCACCTAATGCTCCTACGGAGGCTGATGTTCCTGAATGAGAACATATTATCAATGGCTTGATGGAGTTCTCACGGATGAGGAATGCGAAGAAATCATTCGTTTCGGAACTGCAAATTTAGAAACTGCATCTACGCACGGGCTGAAAGTGGGAAGCAGAATACAGAGAATTCGCAGTTACCTGAAAAGGAAAAGCAAAGTTAGTTGGATCGACGCAGGTAGTGACCTTGATCCATTAATGGGCCGGTTGGTTAGTAAGTTGTTGGGCGTATCGAGAGACAATTATTTTGTGGATCTCGATTACGTAGAGTCAATTCAGTTTACGCGTTATGACGGCGGGTTGTCGCGTTATGGCTGGCACACTGACTCATCTGCTAATGGTTTAGCAGCAAGTCGCATTATGAGTGCGACAGTAGAGTTATCAGACCCAAAGGACTATGTGGGGGGCGACCTCAAGTTGCAGATAGGTGGTAAGAACTGGGTTGCAGAAAAAAGAAGGGGAAGAATGATTCTTTTTCCTTCTGCATTTCCGCACAAAGTAACGCCGGTTTTAACTGGCACAAGACACTCGTTGGTTTTATGGGCTCACACAAAAAAGCCATCGGAAAAACAATGCTAGAGGGTCGCGAGCTAGGGTTTTTTGAAAGCCCCGTGTATGCGGGGGAATGCCAGAACTACGATGTTTGTGAAGAGATCTGTGCGCTAGCGGCTGAACATAAAGAGCAAACTAAAAATCTCCGACTTATATCCAATGGTTGGAACGCAGCGACAAGGACTGACGATAAAGAACTGCGGGAAAAGCATGGGGTAACTTCCCACGGAACAAATGACCAGTTGCATTTGCTTGAAGAATGGGAACAGCCAACTAATTTAATTATTAGTATGGCCAAAGAGCTGCTTAAACACGTTGACAAAGAACATTGGTACTCGGCTAGAGCTGGGATAGAAAGCATGTGGTACTCGATGTACCCAGAGGGAGGGTACATACCAGAGCATATTCACTCCAATGTTCCATTTAGTGGGGTGTTCTATGCAAAGGCTGAACATGATGCTGGTGACTTGGTTTTCCATGATCCAGCTTGGCATTTGAAATCATCGGTTTGGGTAAACGATGCCCCTGTTCATGCGATAACGAAGCGACAACTACCGGTTTATACAGGTGTGATGTTTCTGTTTCCTGGTTGGTTACCGCATTCGACTATGCCGAATAACTCTGGTGAAGATCGAGTTATCGTCGGTTTTAATTTGGGCTTTTGACATGACGCTAAAAGAGTTTATCAAGCCCATACATGATAGGGCAGAGCACCACCCTATGGCGCAGAGCATGGTCAATGGGACCATTAGTGCCGCTGCCTATGCAGATCTGCTGGCGAACCTTTTACTCGCTTATGGCGATGTAGAGAGCAAAGCGCGGCGGGTTGGGTGGGTCGAACAGTTGGATGGCATTACCCGTTTTTCAGCAATGCTAGAAGATTTAGCGGAACTTACGTCAGAGCACAATTTAGAGACGACGATCTACCATGATTTCATTGCAGAATATTGTGATCGGGTATGGCGTCAGTCAAAGGCAGCAACACTTGCTCATATATATGTTCACCATATGGGGGATATGTTTGGTGGGCAAATGCTAAAAGGCAAACTGCCAGGAAAGTGTCGTCGGTATGAATTTGATGACCGGAAAGATTTGATTGCAAAGATTCGAGAAAACTTGAGCCACGATAAAGCCGAAATGCAGGAAGCAATTGCTGCCTTTGACTTTGTGATAGGAATATATGACAGGGTCACAAGAAAGCACAATATTCACTAGCCTAGAGAGGGCTAAGGATTGGCTTGTTTCTGAGCTCTCAGGCTTTGAAACATATGATGAAGGTCATCGATATCCATGGGATAATTACTTATGGAAATCGGACAGGTTTAGAAGGGCGCATTTAGACGTTGTAGATGCGCGGGATACGAAGAGACTGTACATGATGCATCTCACCGTGTTCCCACATACCGATGACGGATCACCGGTGTTCGGGTTTGATTTGATTGCAGGCCCGAAGAAAGTAACAGGTGCATTTCATGATTTCAGTCCAATAGACGGTGATCATAAAATGCTCTTGGGCTTCAAGGAGCGAGTAGCCCCGATGACTTGGAGCAAGAAACGAGAGTTGCCCGAATGGGCTAGAAATATTTTTAGTGACGACATGGTTAGCGCAGGATTTATAACCGATGTCGAAGAGCTTGAGTCAGTAATAGGATTGTTAAAGAGCAATCTTCAGTACTACTTGAGCAATGTAGGTGAACGTGGCGACAACGATTTTACGGCTGCACAAAACAAGTATTGTTTTTGGCAAAAGAAAAATCCCCACACACCTAAAGTCATGGCGGCGCTTGGTTTTACGGATGAGGAGGTGAGTAGATTCATTCAGGAATGTTTATTTCCTGAAATATGAGTATGGGCAAATGCCAGCACTTGAAGCAATGGCTATTATATCTACCGCTAACGTGGCGTATAAAACGCTCAAGACAGCTATGTCTAATGGGCGTGAGATTGCTGATTATGCTGGTGAACTCGGGAAGTTCTGGGATGCCAAAGAAGAACTTTATGCTCTAGAACAATCTAACAAAAACCAACCTTTCTTAGCTAAAACATTCGGCGCTACAAGCGTCGAATCGCAAGCCCTCCAAATATCTCTTCACAAAAACAAAATAGCCACCTTTGAAAAAGAGCTCCGCGAGTTAATGATTTACTCGGGGAACGGCGCACTGTGGCAAGACATGATGAAAGAGCGGCGTTTAATCAAACAGCAACGAGCTACAGCAGCTCGTGAGAAAGCTAAGGCGAAGCAAATGTACAGCGATATTCTCACAGTGATTATCACGGTTTCCCTTATCGCTGGGCTGATTGCCCTGTTAATAGGAGTGACGGCAAGCGCCTCATAGGAATCTCTCAAATGAACTTAACTGAATTAGAGCTACAAAATTTGATAGAGCAGGCTGCTAAGAAGGGGGCAGAAGAAGCTCTTAAAAAGGTCGGCCTTTCCGATGAAAAAGCATATCACGACATGCGTGAGCTGCGAATGCTGCTCGACTCTTGGAGAGGCACTAAGAAGACAGTCGGTAAAACGATACTGCAGTTTGCAACCACTGCGCTTCTATCAGTTATCGCTGCAATCGTATGGATGCAGGAAAAAAATATCGGAGGATAAATGGCGGTCTTTAAGTTAGAAAATTTCGCAGGTATTGCCCCAGCAAAGTCGCCCCGTCTTTTGAATACTGGGCTTGGCCAAACAGCCCACAACATGACCTTCGATTCTGGTCGATTGACTCCGATGAAAGCCGACCTTAGGCTTGGTAGCTTTGGAGCCGGTAGTGGCTTCACGGGGAATCTCGTTGGCTCGACTAAGTCTATTGCTTGGTACGACCGTGTTGGCGACACGCCAAAGCTTTTTCAGTTTGAAGACTCTGGGGTTAAATTTTTAGAGTCCCCGATTCCCGAAGATAGTTACGAGCGTGGTTATTGGACGGGGGACGACTACCCTCGGATGGGTACTTATACTTCAATGGTATCGGGCAGTCTTAATGTTTACCCGAGCACTTCTTTTAGACTAGGAATACCGGCACCAACTGCCCGTCCTGGCGTTACAAAAGCGGGGACTGCCTCTACCACAGAGTCAGTAGAGGACTTTTCCTACGTCTATACTTTGGTAAGCGACTACGGCGAGGAAGGACCACCCAGCCCACCGTCTAATATTATTTCTTGGACTTCTCCCGAGACAATCACCATCTCTACGCCTCAATCCGCTAGTGCGTTCGGTAGCGGATACAGCTTTGCTAACGGTAAGAAGCGGATCTACCGAGCAAACGCAGGCTCTAACGCAGCTTACTTTCAGTTCGTAGCAGAGATACCTTTTGCAAATACTAGTCTTACGGATAACCGTGCCTCAGCAGGGTTAGGCGAAGTACTGCCATCAGAAGGATGGGTTGGCCCCCCTAATGACGACACTTCTTTATACCCAGATGGCCCGATGCAAGGGTTAATAGCTGTTGGTAATGGTGTTTTCTGTGGGTACGCTGGCAAGAGATTGTGTTTCTCAGAGCCGTACTTACCGCACGCATGGCCCGTGCAGTACCGGATTACTATTGAAGAAGAAATCATGGGGCTATCGGCGACCAACAATGGCGTCGTGGTAATGACCAAAGGGTTCCCCTATTTTGTTACTGGTACTGACCCTGCAGCAATGACTGCGGTTCAGGTTGACGTTGCGCAATCCTGTTTGAACACAGACTCAATCGTGGACATGGGCGAGTATGTCTTGTACTCAGGGCCAGATGGTCTGGTTCAAGTGTCAAACACCACGGGCCAAGTTATATCCAAAGAGTTCATCAGTCCTAAACAATGGAATTCGGACTTTTACGCATCGACCTATAAGGCGTTCTTGTATGAAGGTGTGTACGTCGCTTTCTGGTCAAGCGGGAGTAATCACGGCGGGTGGATCTTTGACCCTCGACGCCCTGAAACGGCTTTCTCAACATTTGAAGTGAACCCAACATCAGTTCGGGGTGGTATCACACAGAAATCGACGGGTGAGCTCTTCTTCATAGCAGCCGATAACTTGCTGCGGATAATTCAATTTCAGGCTGGTGGCCCACAAGCTCGCGGCTCGGCTAAGTACAAAAGCCGAGTGT